ATTCCGTTAGTTGCAAACCATCCGGCTGTGCTTGCAATGCGTGCTGGCTCGCTGATGTAATCAACAACATACGCATCAGAGTTTACGGTCACTTCAGAACCTATCTCATCAACATACTTCACGCTTGCAACGCTTGACACTGGGCCACGGCTTAGATAGATGATGTCCTTTGATTCAGGATTCTTCCAATTAGGGAACCCATCAAAATACTCATCAATCGTAGTAGTCACTAGGATTCTGCGTGTGTATTGCTCACACATCTCTCTAGCAGCAGATATTAGTGAGCTGATGAGGAAATCATCATCACTACCATCAACTCTCAAAAAGTTCTTTGCCTCATTCAAAGTGATTGGTTCACTAGATGCTGCTGTAACTACTGAATATGCCATTACCTAGATTCTTTGCTTTTTGGTTTTGCAACGCTCTTCTTTGCACGCTTCTTTGGTGGCTCTGCAACTGCATCACAAAAGCCAGCGTTCAAAAACTCTTTTGCTCTATCGTTGGATAGCTCCACCTCCGCACCTTTGCGGAAGTGGAACCCTGAACCAACGACAGTCTTTTTGAAGACTACCTTAATCATATTAAGCTTGTAACAAGTGCTTAACTGCTGCGCTGTTCAATACAGCACCATCAGCTCTCTTGTAAGCGATGAAGCCTACCTCAAGCTCGTTCATGAAACGCTCATTTAAGCGTAAGAACTGAACACCACCAGCGTTACGAACAACGTACTTGCTGAAGTCAGCAGCAATCATTGTTTTTGTAGCTGTAGCGATAGAGCTTTGCATATCGTTGTTCACATATACTGGAACACCGAAGATGCGGTCTGGCTGACCTACTGCCATTCCTGGCTGCCATATTGGGTAGTCATTGCTTGATCCAACACCTAGAGCACGAATCGCAGAGATGATGTTGTCATGCGCCATCAAACCGAAGCTTGGCTTGTTGCGGTAAGAAGCATCTACTGAGTAGATAAGATCTAGCACATCATCAGCAGTGATTGCAGTTGCACCAGCAGCAGTGTTACCCAAGCTAGAACCTACAACAATACCTTGTGGCTTGCTAGAAGCATCACCAGTAGTGAAGGCAGCGTTAGTAGCACGAGCAATACGCTCACCCATAGCCTCTACTAAGAAGCTGTTTAGGTCAAACGCTGAATCTTGCAACAACTGAGCAGATACTTTCACAAGTGAGCTGTAGTTGTAAGCAGATAACTGCTTGTTAGCAAATGTCATGTCCGCAGTAGTAACGGCAGCAGCTTCAGATGTCAAGATTGCATCAGTACCAGTGTCATCAACAGTTGGGTAGTCCAACAAACCGCCTGAAGCAGTGTTCAACTTCTTAGCCAAACGCTCAACCTCACCAGTGAACAAAGTAGCAACATCAAGCTCATTGCTGAACTCTTGAGGTACTAAGAAACCACCTAATGAATCAGTACCTACAACTTGCGTGTTAGTACCACGCTTTTCCATCAAAGAACGCTCTTGAGCATTCAATGAACCCATACCATGGCGCAAATACTTGCTGAATGCAGAAGAAGCAGTTGCTTTAGGAGCAGCAGAACGTGCCTCACCTTCAGTAGCAGCAATCTCTTTCTTCATCTCAGCGTTACGCTCAATGATGTCAATCTCTTGTTTCAAGCCACGAGCATCAGCTTCAATAGCTTCAAACTTTGTTTTTTCTTCAGAGGTCATAGAACGACCTTCAGCTTGTGCAGCAGCTACAATGGCATCAGCATCTTTGATGAGCTGCGCACGCTTTCCTCTAAGTTCAATGTTTTTCATCTTAACTTAATTTTAGGATTTTTAATTTATATTCAAAGATTTCATTATCAGCAACTTCTTCCACTTCAGCCTTGGCCTCAGTTTCAGCACCTTCTGATTCAGGTGTATCTTTTCTCATCATTAGCTCACTCGTTGCATCAGGATAAGCTGGCTGGCTTACCGGAGATACATCAAGAAGCCTTGATACTTTCTCTATGATTCTATAAGTTTTACCATCACGCTCCTCCCATCTATCTTGATCAATCAAGAAGGCAAAAGAAGATTGATTCACATCGCCTCTCTTCATCAACTCAATCAAGTCATTAGCATAGGATGTGTTGGGCATATCCACCTCATAGTACAATCCTCTTGCATCGGTAGATATTCTCAAGGTTCCACTTGATACTCTACCCAAGAGCAGTGATTCATCGTGGTTGAAGTAGGCACGCACATCATTATCCATAACGCCATCAAAGGCACCAGGAGCTATCTGCTCGTAAAAGCCTCCCATCCACTCACTATCACTATTGTACACAGCGGCATAGCCTCTTATGGTTTGGCCCTCATATTGAGCCTCTTCCATTCTAAACTCACGCTTCTCAATGATGGCCTTGTGGCTTCTAACCTCGGCATCAAACTTCTCAAGCGTTGAGAACAAATGAACCACGTTGAGTGCTGGCTTGCGCTCAACATACGCTTCCTCTTCAGAAGAGTAGCGGTATATTCTGATGAGAGCACCTGGATTGTCAGGTGTGCCAGTGATTGTGAAACCACTATCTGCTTCAAGCTCTCCATCTCTTTCTATTTGAATGATAACACCGTAAGCATTACCGCCCGATGTATTCCAGCGTACAAAGTCTCCAACAACTAACTCATCAGGCTCCGCACGATCTTCTTCTTCCTTGTAGCCACCCTCATCAACCATCTCACCCTTTCCAAAGGTGATGACAATCTCCTCATCAGTCTCAACAACTGACTTGATATGGCGTTCTTTTTTATCTTCTCCCATTTGTTCAATAGTTCTTTTTGCCCATCTGAGCATCTCATCACCTCCCCATGCAGCATACATGATGGAGCCACAAATCTCTTTACCATCCTCATCAGTGAAGTCACCTTGGTCATAGACCTTAGCTCTGCTCAAAAATGAGTATGTTCTCACTACAGTCTCATCACTGATAGACTCACGCCCAGCCAATTGATTGGCTCTTGCCCAGCCTACCGGAGTTCCGCAATCCGTACCATTCTCCTCACGGAAGTCCAAAGCACGTTGTGCGTTGTCACTTGCTGCTTGTGGGTAGTCAGTGTACGGCATTAGTCATCATCAGTATTGTCCGTTGCAACATCTACCATGTTCAGCGGCTGGAGGTATGTATCTCCGTTATCAATGTTGTCCAAGCCTTCAAACTTGCGTATATCATTAACGCTCAACCATCCCCACTGGCGTGCTGTAGCATAGCTGCTATATCTGCTTGAGATGTCACCACGCAACAACCCATCCATATTAAAGCGGATGTAGTAGTCCTCTCCATTAGGGAAAAGCTTGCGGTTGAACTCTGCCTCCCAACGCTTCACCCACGGCAAAATGGTATTGCGCTGGAATTGTATTCCTTGCTCCTCTATGTTCGCTCTTGTAGAGCTGTTCTCCAACGATCCTAAGTAAGCCAAAGGTATCCGGAAGAACCGTGCAATATCTACCACACCAAATTGGCGTGTCTCTAAGAATTGGCTCTCACTAGGCGATATGCTCACCTTTTGCAAGTTCATGCCCTCTTCCAATATCGCAGTTTTGTGTGCGTTGTCTAAACCAGCGTATCTACGCTGCCATGAAGCCATCAATCTCTTGTACGCCTCATCCGATAATCTACCTGGGTGGGTGAGCACAGTGTTTACATTTGCACCATTCCCAAAGAAGGCACCGCCAAACTGGTCGGCTGCCAATCCCAAGCCTATACTTTCTCTTGCTGCCTCAATCACGCTCTTGCCAACAATACCATCAAAAGAGAGTCCTACTATATGGATCATCTCGGTATCATCAAAAGTCTCCTTGCCATCATCAATGGTGTAGAACTTCTCATCCTTGTAGACCCTTACCTTCACTCTATCAGGGTGTACTGGTATCAAGCTTACTGGCTGCCCAGCCTCATTGCGCTTGATAGCTATGTAAGCATTGCCATGCAGACAAAGGTGTGCCTGGCAGCTCTCACGGAAGTTGAAGTCGGTCATCATTCCATTTGGGGAATGGATGAGCTGGTTGATTGGGTGCGATGAAGCATTGCGAGTGCTACCTTCAATATCTTGCTTCACCATCCAAGGGAGAGAGGCAATAGTCTCAGAGATAACACGAACAGCACCAAATACAGCAGATAAGCGCATAGCACTATCTTCAGTAATAGCAATGCCAGTTTTTGATGCGGAACCATCAAACATCCAAGAGGCTGGATTCGCCAAGGAAGTGGATGGATTGTTTGGAGATGAACGGAATGCGCTCAATATACGCCCGAACAAGTTTTGATTCTCCGCCATAAGTGTATAGATACTTTGTAATTACGAGTGCAATATAAGTATCACTAAATGGGATAAAATAAAAAGAGAGCCAGCCCGAAAAACTAACTCTCTTTCATTATTAACCAAACAAAACCAAATCTAATGGTTCGGTAGCAAAGATACACTTATTTTAGAAATAAAAAAGCCCCACCATAAAGGTGAGGCACACCGCCAAACGATACCCAAACAACTAAAAAGGAAGCGGTGAGTGAACAAAGCTATCATTTTCCACTCTAGTGTGCAAAGCACTTAGTGAAAACTTCATCCGCACATTCTCCCTAACAATATCCTGGATGACTGCAACGCCATACCGGATGCTAATGATCTTGTACTGCCAGCCAAATCTTTTGGATAGCAAATAATCTCCTACTGAAAAATTTAATTCTTGTACCATGATAAAAGGTTTTTTATTGTTGTTGCCTTCAAGTTATAAAAAAAACACACAAAAACCAAGTATACATGATATGATGTTCTTTGCACCCCCTCTCACTATTTGTTTTTTTAGGTGCGTACATCTACGCACAAAAAAAAAGAAATAGGGAGTGCAATCGGTTTATTTTTATTTTTTTCTCCCTATATATAGCAGGAAAAAAACAAAAATTAACAGAAAAATGTTAATAAGTCCGCTTTTTGATGAGGTAGATATTTCCATCAATTACCATCTCAACGGCATAAATTTCACCCGAAATTACCCTCAAATATGGTGTGATTCCATGTATATCAAATAAGCGCAACGCTAATTTTTGGGCTTCTTCTAAGGTCATAAAAAGCGTATATCGTTAGATTCATAGGTGCTGGTTTTTGATACATCAGAGTTTTCTACGGTCATCTTTTCACCCAAAGCCATAATCAAAGCAACCACTCCATCAATCTTATCACCAGCTTTAGCCTTGCTAAATTTTACGTTCTCAGCATCATCTTTCTTCACCACAACATTTCCAACCATCCACCGGAGCATTGAGTTTCCTCCATGATGCAAAAGCCTCTTTTTAACCAACACCTCTGCATTCTTGATTGGGCCACTCATAGAAACAAAGCCCTGACCAAAGGGATCCATCTCTATACCTTCCTCAACCAACTGCTGCACCAAAGCATTAGAGTTCCATCTATCAAAGGCTATGCTCTGCACATCAAAGACCGTTGCCGCCTCTATTATTTTGTTCTTAATAACATTGTAATCCGTAGAGTTCCCATCGGTGACTATCAGCTCACCCTTAGAGACAAAAGCATCATAGGAGCCACCAGTCTGCACCCTTCTACGCTCAACGGCTGCCTCACTAACAAATAGGTAGGGCAGTATCTTCATGCTACCATCTTCCCAGGGGAATAGCAATACAAAAGCAGTAACATCCTCCACGGCTGCTAAATCCAAGCCACCATAGCAAGGTTTGCCCTTCAGCTCTTCAAGGTTTACGGAGCCGGCACTAAGCATCCACTCATCATCAGTAATCCATGATGCTAGAGAGTTCACCCATTGGTTGAGGTGTAGCTGCCTGAAGGCAATCTCACTACTGGGCAAGCTCTTTGCCTCTTGACTCATCTTCTCAAAGTACTCAGGCTTAATGCTTATACCAAAGTTGGGGTTAGCCTTTCGCCAGGTGTCCTCACTATGGATGTCATCATCTTGAGAAGCCTCATAGATAAGGGGAAGGAAGGTGTCATCCTCAACGATTCCATCACGCACCTTCTTACCATAATCATAAAGCTCATAACAAACGCTGTTAGGATCAAACACTCCAGCGGTAGAGATTCCAAACATAAGCGGCTGTGATCTTGCACCCATAGAGGTGCTCATCACATCCCACAGCTCACGATTCTTGGCTGAGTGAACCTCATCATAAAGCACTGCACTAGCATTGGCACCATGCAAAACACCAGCATCTGCTGCTACAGCTTTAAGGAAGGAGTTGGTGCCCTTGAGGACAATAGAGTTGCGGTACACTTGGCACCCACGCTCAAGCACTGGTTGATTCCTTACCATCTGCTTGCACACATCAAAGATGGCGTTTGCCTGATCACGAGAGGAGGCACAAACGTAGATTTCTGCTCCTGGTTCTTTCTCTACAAATAGGAGTGCTAGACCAATGGCGGCTAGTAGGTTTGACTTACCATTCTTACGAGGGATAAATACAAAAGAGGTGCGGTACTGCCGTGTGCCGTTTTTGTTTACCGTACCAAAGAGGTCACGGATGTAATCCTTCTGCCACTCTTCCAATAGGAAGGATTGACTTGCCAAGTCTCCTTTAACGTGGGTACACACACGCTCTATAAACCTGATAACCCTCTCCGCTTTGTTGCTGTCGTACATCTTATCCCTTTAACAAATCTTCTAAACTATCCAATCTTTCCGGAGCACTCAACTTGGCTCTTGCCGCTGCGGTGAGTCCAAACTCAGGCAGCATCTTCTTTATCCTATCCCATGCACCATTCATCATTCCAAGCTCAGGCCGTGGTCGGTGCATCTCATCACCTTGAGCAGTGGTAGTGGTATAGGTAGGGCCAAGCTTCTTGATCACTTGCCTTGCAGCACAGTAGTCCTCCCACGCATCACTCAACATCTGCAATGCTATGGCATCCAACTCAGCAACCACACCAAGGTCATCAAGGTGCTTGACCAACCAGTGGAAAGTTTCCTCACTGCTTTGGTAGGTCGGTAAGTCGGGGCGGCCTTGTACTTCTAATCTATTACCATGTTTGCCTGGCTCATAGCTTCCGTTTGCTTTGAGCATCTTAGTTGGCAATGGTGGTCTTCCTTTTCCCATTTTTTATCATTTTAATTCTTTTCAGTGCCCACTTTTTACCCTCTATTTTTTCGGGTGAGTAAAAAAGACGGGGGTGGCGATGTATCGTGCATAGCCTCAGAGGTTTAACACCCCCCTCCCTTATTATACTTTAACTCCAATAGCATAAGTGCTTGGGAACGTGGTAGAACTTTTGCACCTCTCCACGGCCTTGTATATATTTTCTCACCTCGTACTCTTCCTGGTATATCTGCTGGCTGTATGCTAGGAGGATATTCTTAGTCTCTGCGCATACAATACAATACCAAAAGGGGAACGCTGTCCACTTCTCCTTACGGCCTAAGAAGCTTACCGTATCATAGGGGTAGTCCTCTTGGGTTGTCCATTTGGTTGTGCTCTTCACTTCCACTTCCCAGCGGTATAGCTTGCCGTTCTTGTCGCTGTATAGATCAACACCATAGCGGTCAGGGTTAGGCACAATGATGTGCCCTTTGGTCAGTAGGTAGTCTTTGACCACTTGCTTACCGAACTCATCCCACTGGTTGAATGCTGCTGCTGAGAATGTCATTGATGCGCCTCCTTCCCTGATTTGATGTTGTGGCATCTATGGCACATCGTTTGTAGGTTCTCCCAGCTTAACTCTTCACCACCTAACCTGATAGGGATGATGTGGTCAACTACTTGACCGATGCCGTTGCACTCCACACACAGCGGATTCTCTTTGATAAACATACTGCGCAGCTTCCGCCACCTTGTGGTGTTGTAGAACTTATTCCTGATAAGTCTCT